TTGAAACTGCATTACATTTATTGTATAATCCTCGTATGGGGTCAGACGACGGAGTGCCTTTGCTTAAAAATATCTGGACCCGATACTATTCACAGGCAGAAAGGTTGGGTGTTTTGGAGAATGGCAAAGGAAGACCAGATACTGGAGATGCTGAGTGATATCCAACGCGACATGGGTATCTTCCATGAGAAGTTGACCGTGATCGAGAAGTGGATGTTGTCGAAAGCCAGCGAGTGCAAGGAACATCAGGAGCGAACAATCGCACTTGAAAAGACAGCGGTTGCCGCTAAGGCGACAGCCGATGCGCTCTCCGGCCAGACGGCTAAGATAATCGGATTAACGACGGTTATCTGCACCCTGCTGACGCTCGTCCTTAAGGTGGCGCATATCATATAATTTATGGATGGACGGGCGAGATAGATACAGCCGACCTCAACGCAACCCGCCGCGAGGTAGACCAAGGTGCGATTCCTGGTCCATCCGATCATCTCAAAAAAGGAAGTGGTATTATGGAAACATTTAAAAACGTAGCCGAAGGTTTGATCATGGTTTATCTTCTCTGGAAAGGCCCGGACATTATCCATGCAATCGTATCGTATCTCAAGTCGAAAGCGGAAACTCAATGGGCAAAGGACGCCCTCGATTTTGTCGAGTTCTCATTGAATCGCAAGATCGGAGCCCTGCAAGTAACCGCCAGAAAAGAACTCGATAAAAGCTTTGCCGATGGGAAAATAACGGCTTCCGACTTCGAGGCGGGGAAGAAAGCCCTTATGGATCAGGCGGTCGCGGAAGTGATAAATAGCAAGAGCGACGCCATTTCTTTCATCGCCAAGAAGTATAACCTGACCGAAGAAGAACTCACCAAATTCTTGAAGGACATCGGCCAATGCAACTTCCCGGCGATCAAGGCCGACATCGTTAATGCGGTAAAAAAAAATTAATAGATAAGTATACCAGGCTTGCCTTGGAGGGTCGCTTACATGAGGATGGCCGCATTGATCGTACTTGGACTTGGCATAATGATAACAGTACGTTTTCTGTCGGGAAAATATATTATGGACGCAACGGCGGCTCGTATTACGGGTTCAAATACACCCGCCGATTCTGATCTACCGATATTAACCTACAAAGAGAAATGCGACTAATAAAGTCCGAATCAACTACAGGCGTTTTAAGGCCCGCCGTTTTAAGAAAAGGTATCAAACTACTCGGAGGTTTAAAGGTGGCCTCGTTTCAATTCAAATTCACTTATGACGTTCAATCGCAACGCATCACCAAGACGGAGGTGGTTACTATGGGAAAGAAGCCCGCTAAAAAAGCAGAGGACATGAAAAAGATGTCCTGCAAGAAATGCAAATAGCCAGAAACAAAAAAAAGCCTCGCATTACAGCGGGGCTTTTAATTTGAGGGATGAAGAATAAGAAATTTAAGTCTTTTTTATTGTATCATTTTATTTCGGCGGTGTCAAGCGTTATCTCACCCTCACTCTGTTCTTATCGATCCAACGGTTGAGAAAGTTGCTCATTATAATACGTTGATAATTTGAAACAAGTATTGTCATATCCGGAGGATTATCTTTTAATTGCTCAAACGCCGACCGTAATGCTTCTTTGATTTCTTTTTTTATCATAAAAGCTCCTCACTCCTCAATCTCAATATGATCCGGTGTTTCGTTCTTTAAGTAGTCTATCCTGTCGGCTTCGCTCATACGCAGCCATTCTCCGCGCATGAACGGTATGTCAATTTCAGCGGTGTAGCGTATTTTCATTTTCCCTCCATGATATCGTCGCATGTTTCGCGAGCTTTTTCGCTGAAGCCATTATATAAACATTCTAATTCAAACTCCTTTAGCCTATTCATCCGTATTAACTCCGCCGCGATAACGTCGAGGTGGCTTTCGATGTTGGATAGTGTGTTGTTGTTCATTCCATTCCCTCCTGTTGATGTTCTTTCATCGACTTGTCACAGATTTCTGACCACGGGATCATAGTATTAAGTTTTAAGCATTCGGCCTGCTCTTTAGAAGCCGGTGTATTCTGTTTTTGATAGGCTTCGTACATTCCGCGAATGGTATCTATTTGGTCTTGGCGTTGTATTTTAAGCCATTCCGCTCTTGTATATTTCGGTTCGGAATTTTCTTCTATCTCTTTCCTCGCGTCCCTCATGACCGCCATCAACTGCGCGGCCAATGCGCTTATTTCAGAGCCGTAGTCACGCATTTTCTTTGACCTCCATAAAATTCAACTTTAGTATTTTGTTGGCCGTCCATACGTCTAAACACTCTCTAATGCAGCTTTCACAAGCAAGAATGCTGTCATATTCGTATAATTTATTAAGCGGAAACCACGATCGGCAGTATATACACTTGCTTTTCAATTCCCTATCCCCTTTCATCCCCATTGCGAGGACATTGCGGTTGCTATTCCCTGATATGTCCGGCTGCGTTTCTTCCATCGATCCGCGCTCGGCCCTAATTTGTTCTGCCCCGATTCCGTCATGTTATCCCATAAAGGCTTGCCGTTACTGCGTTTTCGGGGGGGGCTTAAGACATTGGTATATTCAAGTTTCGGAAGACCTATCAGCCACAGGCACGTTGATTTTGATTCCGGGTGTCCGAACTGCCACGGCTGAATTATCTGGTCAGGTCTTCGCCACCTGGACGATATGCAGCCTATTGAGTTTTCAATGCAGATTTTCTCGATGGGCGCGTTCGCCAGTTTCATAACAAAATCAAAAGCCTCGTTGGTTTTCGCCTGACGCTCCAGATTGTTATTGTTGCGGAAAAGCCCGGAGGAACATAGATACTGACACGGCGGATGCGCTATCATCATATCCCATCCATCATTGATTATGTCCATCACATCGCCCTGATAATGCGGGCCTGGGCTTTCCGTCGGCAACAGATCGCACGATATAGCGTTATGACCTCTGGCTATAAAGGCATCACGAACGATTCCCGAAAATTCACACGCGACTAACAGTTTCATCCTCTCCCCCTTCTCTTTTCGCACCATCGCATGAACGCGGCGCGGAAGTTTAAAAATGTCGAATCACAACGATATATCTGCCGTTGTTTCAAAGTAAATTTCTTTTTTTGTATGAAGATAAGAATCGGGCGAATAGTGCGTTATTGGTTGTGTAGATATACGTTCAGAAACATTTGTGATTATCGCAATTCGCGATAAGTTATGTTTTTGTGCAAATTTATGAACCGTCTCTTTCAATAAATTTAATTCTTCAACCATCGTTAATCCTTTTTTCATTTTCTTTCTCTCCTCTTATCTTTATTACGCTATTTTTCTTCCGCCACCCGGTGGCTTCGGTCTCGGCTTTGTCGTTGCCGGAGGAGCCTTGACATATTGTTTAATTTCGACATGGCATTTTCCCGGCTTTCTAAAATCGTCGCGCGTTTTGCAGAAGAACATAACGCTTTTTTCCATTGGTAATTTTATTATTTTCTCATTCTCTGGTGTCATCGGGGGCCTCCACAACACCGCGGCCGTTGCAATGCGGACAATCTTTAAATGGTTGATTTATAAGCTTTATTGTTTCTTTGCATAACTTGATTATTTTTTCACGAAGATCTTTGGCGTTTTTGCCGGTAATTGGTTGAATGGGCGTATAATTATCATAGTTTTTCGGAGCCCACGTCATTTCAAATACTTTTATCGAACGAGTATCCGCAAAACTTTTTTCTTTTATTTCCTTCCTCTTTCGTCCTGCTTTGGTGAACGTTCTGCAAAACTCTTCGATTTTTGTTAAATGTATTTTTTTCGTTACTGTGAAACAAAAATCATAATCGCTCGTTATGCAAGCGACATTTTTATCGATGTTATCTCGTATATACTGCCGCAATATCGCATAAACCAATTCAGAATTGGCCGTCACAGGTAATTCGTGCAAAACTATTTCGGGAAACATTATTTCATCTAACGTGGTATTTTTGAACGAGTTTTGCGAAACTGTTCCTATTTTGCCGTAAGACATTGCTATTCTGAAATCAAAGGTTTCCGGCGTGTTGATAATGTCTGTTTTTAAAATTATGTCGAACTCCGCTTCGACCGGTTTGAAGGTTGGCGGCGAAACATCATATTTCAATTTATAAAGCGATACTAATTCATTTTTTGATTCGTCAATAGGAACCCAGTTTCCGTCATCATCTTTTTTTATAGATAACATTTCTGGTATTTTATCATTGGAAAGGCTTTTATCTCGTAATTCAAACCTGTGATTTATTTCTTTGTCTCTTTCTTTTTCTTCAATTCTTATAGGTAGGTTCTTGGGAATGAAAAACCATCCATATTTGAAAGTTTTGGCTGGCCTTTCGCCGTTAAAATATAAATATTCATTCTCGTGTATGTAATACCCGTCTTTAGTTTCGATTGTTTTTATTTTCTTCATTTTCTACTCCCCCTCCTCCCCGCGCGGCTTGGCGGCGGAGTTGTCTTTTATAAGAAGATTTAAAAAGTTTTTTGCCCCTTCGTTGCAAGCTAAATGTATTTTTTTAAGTGAACGATGTTTTTTTATTTTATGAATTTCATCGTATATAGCCATCGCAATATTGGCTTGCCATGCCATAAAATACCCGCTATCTTTTTTTAAGTTTTTAGTTAATTTTATTTTCATTTCCCCTCCCCGCCGTCCGCCTTGCGCTTGCCGTATGAGCAGAAACCGTTATCATTAGTTATGGCGAAACCGATTTTCGAAAGCCCGGTATCGTTATCATATATCTCGTATATAAAAGGGCAATCGTTTTCGACAAGTTGCCTGTTGTTACGTTTTAAACACTCCCCGCAATGCACCACATCAGGCCTCTTCGCAAGTTCGGCGGTGAGTTTTGTGCAAGCGACGCGATAATGATTGAGTTCTATAACGAGTCTATCCGCATTGTATTCGGTGTCTTTTAACTCGGCGGTGAGGCGGGCGAGTTCTGCGGCCAAGTGAGAAGCGGCTTCTACGATTTCGTTAAATTCCTTTGCTACTGTCGCGTCGCTGTCTCTCTCGTACAGAAAAGCTACGTTCTTTTTTATCAATTCAAGGTCTGTCATCTATTCCTCCCCCGCCATCAGCATTAAAATGATGGATATTATTAAGATCCCAGCAAAAATGAAAACCATGCACGCACATTTTCAATTTGCCTTTTAACTCGTAAGTTTTGCCGACCTCGAAAATATAATTTCTGCATACTAATTGTTTTTGATCGTTGACGTTGAATCCTTTGTAAGCGTATTGCTTTTTCATTTATTTTTTTGCTCCCTTCATTTTGTCTTTCCATCCTTCATCGCCGCTTTGTTGCGTTCGATGCAAGCTTTTATTTTGTCGAGTAAAGCGATAGCTTCTTCAGCGTTCTCAACCCTAACGCCTTTTGTAGACCAAAAACTCATCAATTTGCCATTATGATATATCATGTTGATTTGTGCCGGATAAAGGTTAAATATAAAAAGATTTTTTCTTTCTTTAAAAGACAATTTTAAACCTTCTTTTTTCATTTCCTTTAATGTCATTTTACCTATCTTTATCATTCAAATTGCCTTCCCTTTCATATCCGATCATCTTCGCCATTTTGCGCTGATCGGGATCTTTCATTATATTGTTAAAGTCTTTGTCGCTCATTTCGTCCAGGTTCTTTTTAAGCATCGCCCTCAAGCCGTCTATCATCGCGCACCTCCAGTTGTAAAAGCCATTGCAAGCTGCATTTCGTTTCGACTACTTCTATCAGGCAGTTATCGGGGATTGCGTATCTCACTAAAACTCCACCTTCACTCTCGCGGCCAAAAAGCTCAACGCTTCTTCGGCTTTGTCGCTATGGAATATGCAAAGATTCTGCATATTGTGTATGGTAAACTGTCCGTTTATAAAGGACGGCGTGAATCGGTTGTCCTTGTCGATCAATCTTGCCGCTGTTTTAAACTTCTCAAGGTCCATCTGTTTTGCCATCATTACCACTCCTGACTCGGTTTGTTCTTATTGACGTGGCGGTATTTTCTTACAGGTGCGCCCCAGGCTTTCAACAAGTTCTGGGCTTCTTCTGGTGTGGTTGCCGCGAAGAACTGTTCGCGCATTAGCGATATGTGTTTTGTCTCGCCAAGTTTTGTCATGTCTTCGGCAAGTTGAGTCATTACTCTCATCAACTCTGTCATCTTTTGCTCCTTCCAGTATTTACGGTGGTATTCAAGTCGCTTTACTTTGTCCACTTTTTTCTTTGGCTTCTTCGGATGCTTCAGGCGATAGGCGGCTCGGCGGTTAGCATTCATCTTCTCGCGGTCCATTGTCTTCCTCCGGGCATATTATTTCTTTGATTTTCTTGAACTTTTCGACGCTATGCGAGTAGGCTCTTACTTTGATTTTCATGTTCTCGTTATCCTCATGTAACTGGATCATTTGCTCTAAAAGCTGTTCACTTGTTTTGCCTTTTAAAGTTTCAAGGAAATCGGTGATCCTTTTGGTATGTGCTTTTCGGAACATATTGTCAATCGCCGGATTGTTTATTGTAATCTGGCCGAACAGTTCTTTTGCCCATAATTTCATTATGTTTTCGCTGAAAGTGTTCATACCTTCATCCTCCCAAACTCCAGATATTCCTCGTAGCTGCACTCGGTTACGCTCTTACCTGCGAGGTCGCCGCCGTCTAAATCCTCAATATAATTGCCCTGGTTGTCGGACGGAACCAACCTCAGTTTCATATTGCCGTAGACGTTCTTCGTGCATTTGCGACGCTCAAACTGTTCGGCATTGCCAACGATCACGCGCTTGAGTTGTCTTCCGAAGTTATTGCGGTTCTGCACCATGTAGCCGTTCATTTTGCAAAACTTCTTGTACTCGGCGTAGAGCAGGTCTTTCATAACTATCGCCTCGTATTCGGAACTCCAGGTAAGGTAAGAGTTTGCAAATTCCCAGACCGGGTTACCTTGTTTATGCTCGTTCTGGCTATGGTCGGCCAGTTTATCTGGCACTTTGAACTTGTCGTGTTTCATGTATTCCTCGGCCCCGCGCATCGCCCACGCGAATATGCCATCGGCCTCGGCTTCCAACTTCTGGCGTAGCTTCGGGTCTTCCATGCCGTTTTTCTTGAAGTCCACATTAAACGGAAGAAAAATGACCCTGCGCTCAAATCCGAACGAGCGATCCGTTGTTGACAGAGGATTGTTTGAACTAAAGATGAACTTGCAATACGGGCTGAACTTGATAGGCTCTTTGAACTTGATATTGCAGGTGAACTCTTCACCTGATATGATGCTTTTAAGTGTTGCATCCTCGATAAGACCTTTCGATTCAGTCTCGGTAGATACATTAAGTAGCTTGTTTTGAAGTTTAGCAAGCATATACTCGTTCTTCATTTGGCTCATGCTAATAGCGGAGCGGTTATCCGATCCGACCAGATAACTTATAGTGTCCATGAATACCGACTTTCCGTTAGCCCCTTCGCCACGAAGCATAAGACATATCTCAGGCCGCGCGTTCGGGAGGAAGATATGTCCGATGAACTGTTGGATGAAAGGAATAGCCTCGGTGAAGTCGGGAAAGACCTCGACAAGAAAATGTTCCCATCGTTCGCATTTTGCGTTCGGGTCGAATTTAACCGGGAGTTTGAAGAAAAATATGTCGCTCGGTAAAAGATCGCGAGTCTTCAGAGTGGTTAGACTTAACACTTTGTTGTCGGCCAAAAGCAGATGGTTCCTATCCTGTTGGTATTCGGTAACGAAGTTGTCCTTAACATAAGCCACCATGTCGTTGACCGACCTTGGCTTATAATTCTTACCTAAGTATTTGGCGAAAGTTTGACGTAAATTTTCTTCCTGTATCGGCGAGTAAAAGCCATCCTTCTTATAAAACAAACCGCCTTTGTCGCAGATAACTGAGTTTTTCCTGGCGTATGACTCGGCGTAGTCATTCAGGCGTTCGGTGACGTTCTCTTTCGTCTTGCCTAAAAGCGTCAGGCCGGTCTTGCCACGCGCCATCAGGTTGACTAAGGCCACAAGATCGAATAACTGTTTCTCAACGCAGGTATCGAAGAATGTCTTTAAGCCGACAACCTTTTCCTCGGTCTTTGTTCGGTCATAGTTAGCCCTGGTTATCGAGGCATTATACTCATCGCCATAAATCATTTTAAACATCGACTCGACCATCTCAAACGTCCAGCCCATATTCTTTGATAACATCGCCATGAAAGGCATATCAATATGTTTGTCGCCATGCAGTATCTTGTTCTGATAGAAGTATCTTAATTGCATAGCAACGGCATACTTTACTTCTTCCGGGTCTTCTTTAACTATGGGTTGGAAAAACGGCGGTAAGGGGTCTAATTGCTCAACGTCGACAAACTTAAGCCACTTACGCCCGTGAGACGGTGCGACGATGATATTTGACAGCCCCCCGCATCTATAAGTGACGTTCAACCCTGCTTTGGTATATATCTGCGAGGCCGACTTGTAGTCTCCCGACATTCTGAACAGTAAATGCTGGCCATTATTGCTCTGGTGGATGCCGCACTTGATACCGTTCAGTAAAAGTTTGATTTGATCCATCTTGGTAGCGAACGCGGCGTCGTTGTAGATTGTCTTGACCTTGCCGTCTGCCTTGACAACGCATGTCGAGGCATCAACATCGACGGCCATAACGTCAATCGGCAGAACGACCGATATCCAGCCCCCCTCGTTTATCCATTGATTGCACTCTTCAAACGACTTGGTAGGCTTGTTGTTCCAGTCCTTCTCAATAGGTCGCTTGGCTGCTTTATACCGCTTGTCCTCTTCGGTTTCCTTGTTTCGCGGCGAATATCCTGTACTCAGAATGATCTTGAAATCATTCCGTATGTATTGGTCGTATAGTTCTCTTGTTAAAGCCATGCGTAAACGCTCCTTTTGGCTTTTTTCTTGTAATACATTAAAAACTCTTTGCAGTATCTTTCAACGTCCCGATACTGTGCTTTGCCGTTGATGTAGTGTTTAGCGACCATATTAATAGAGGTCTCAAGCTGATCGGTCTTGTAATCGCGGAAATCACCCTGATAGGCGATCAGTTTCGCATACATTCGTAACACAAGGCTCTCCACTATACAGGACCGGTCAGCTTGATTCATGTTATTTTTTTCCTTTGTATTCCTCATCTTTGAGGATTGTTTTCTTGAAATAAAGGTTGCCAGCACGATGGTAAATGACTACGCCTTCGGGATTCATGAAACCGGGTGCGGCTTTGCTTCCGTGGATACGTAATTCATCTAACGTAAATTGTATTGACTGCGTATCAAACGGGCCGATATAAAGAACCGGGACTACACCACTAGAATATCGCTCCTTTTACTGTTTCCAACGAATCCGTGCAGATGTAGAACCCGCCAGCCTTCTTGACCTTCGCGCCGAACGCCTTCTGCAATTCGGTCTCGTTCTTGATCTTGCCGGTATCCTTCACCTCGATGGCGAAGAATTTACCGGACCGTGTTCCTATTATATCAGAAATTCCTGGCACCTGGTATAAGCCGCCGCTGACCTTGAATGCCATGCAGTTCGGAAGGCTGTTGAGATACTTGAGTATCGCGGTTTGGATTGTTTTTTCCATTATTCGGGAACCTCCTCCGAGGCGTTCCCGGCCATCGCGCTTTCGAATACTGCGGCCATCTGTTTGTATTTGGTGTATTCTTCCTTCGACAGGATTCTTACGAGTTCGAACTTGCCGACCGCGTTCTTGCCGTATACGTTCTCTTCCATCGTCAGGCTGAACTTGATGAGCGCCATCATCGGCGTGATGTTCCTGATTATGAGGTACTTAGCCGCGAACGCTTTCCAATGTTTGATACTCGTTGCGCCGTATTTGATCTTGCGCGGCATCGATTCGCCTTCGAGGACTACGAACATCGGGAGCGAGGTTGAACACATAGGCTTCTGGCCGTCGTAAGTCTTCGAAAGCTTGTTCTTCTGGCAGACATCGCAGGGTCCGTAGTTCCCGAACTTGCCGTCGTATGAGTTGCAGAGCGGTTTGTCTTCCGGTGAGCCTTTGCCGTATTCGTTCGGCCAGAGAGCGCGTGTAGTCTTCGGCGCGTGGAGCAGAACGCCTGTTATTTCTTTTCTTTCGTCGTCCTCGTCAAACACGAATTTCGGAGAGTCTTTAAGCACTTTGATTTCGGGGAGTTTGAAGAACCCCATGTTATCGAGCAGTTCTTTCATCTCTTCGCGTACCGAGTCACCATATTCCGCTATATCAGTTGTCTGGTTTACCGTTGCAAGGTCTTTAACTTCTTCTTTCTTCACCATTTTACTTCCTCCTCAATGATAATATAGCTTTGTCCTGATAGTTAAGTCCCGCTTTATGCGCGGCCTTAAGGTCTGCGCCCGAAAGATCATTCATCCATGCCTGGAGCGTTTGATAATGGACGTCTTCCTTGATAAGTGATTCCTGACCGCTTTCTTTAAGGTATTTGAAAAACGATGGCTTATCCTTCACCGTTCCGACCAACTTCGTTGATACGGTCAAAAGCCCAATGCCATCGAACCTTGCCGACTTCTGGCCGCTTGCGACCATTTCTTCAATTATCTGTTCTGTAAGTTGGTTCTTTCTTATCTCAAGTTCTTCGACCATTTGCTTGGCCGAATCGAGGTTGTCTCTTACTGCGCCATATTCTTTAGCCAGTTCTGATAGACTCATTACTCCCTCCTTTGTTTTCAAAGCTGGCTTTCGGCCAAAAATTTTTCTGCGAAATTTACTTCTGACTCCGCGAAATCACCGTGTTTTAAGCCAGATTTAACACTAATCATTATGTCTCTTAACATTTCAAGTTCTTTTGCATCAAGATTCATTTCAATATTCATTTTTTTTAGTTTCATTCTTTCCCTCCCTCCAGAAAAAATTCTCTCCATGAATTTTTATCGATAATGCTTGCTACTGATGCCTTCTGTTCTAATATACGCTTGATCTTTTGCTCGACTGTGCCGGTGGTGATGAGGTCCAGATATAAAACACGCTTGGTCTGGCCGATGCGATGGCAGCGGTCCTCCGACTGCATCCGGTTGGCATAGCTGTATGAATTGCCGTAATAGATGACGTTCGACGCCGCAGTCGCATTGAATCCACTCGTTATGCTATTCTGAACGACCAGGACGTCAATATCACCTTTTTGGAACGATTGAATAGCGTCGTCGCGCCTTGTTCCGGCGACCTCGCCGTTTATCGGTTCGCACGATATACCGATGTGCCGTAGTTCCGCGACGATCTTGGCTATGTCGTACCGGAACTGGCTCCATATTATGACTTGCTGGTTGTTATGTACCATGTCGCCGACTAATTCTAACAGCATCTTAAGCTTTGGCGGCATATCGTCGATAATATGAATAACCCGTTCGCCATCATCCGAAACGCTGCCGCAAAAGCCGTTGCAAACTTGTTGAAGCCGCATAGTAGCCGTAACCACCATTTGAAATATTAAGGCTTCCTCGACACCTTCGATTTCAAGAATTGAATCTCGACAAATTTGCTTATATGCTTTTAACTGCTCTTCCGATAATTCAACAGGAATAGTTTCATATACTTTCGATGGCAAGTCAAGGCAATCATCTTTCCGCAGTCGAATAGTAACCGGGTCTGTTAGCCGTTTAAAATGGTCCTCGTTCTTGCTGCCGATTATCTTATAGCCCATGTAACCGCCTTTGATAAGGTACTGGTTCTCGAATACCGAATGCGTTCGGAACTCTGGCGCATCTGGCATTATCAGGCGATACTGGCCATAAAAATCATCGAACGTGTTCCTAACCGGCGTTCCCGACAGCAGCCAGATATACTCCGGGTTGACTTTTTTGCGATAGGCCCATGCTTCTTTCGTCTGGCTCGACTTACGACCGGCCAACGACTGGCTTTCATCACAAACCATGACCTGGCACTTGCGCTTCGCTATCTCATCAGCGTAAATACGAAACGACTCATAATTTATTATAAGCAGATCGTACTCTGCGCCGATAGCTTTTGCCTTATCCGCTGGCGTACCTTCGACTATTCGCGCGCGCATCCTGGGCGTCCATAGTTGCACTTCCCTGAGCCAGTTATGCTTGAGATGATTGGGAGCGACTATCAGCATTCTATAATTATAGTCTTTCATTTTAAGCTGTTCAAACGCTTTCAACGTCGCCGCTGACTTTCCCGTTCCCATCTCTGCCCATACCGCCGTGCGCCTGGTCTCCAGCATTCGCCGTATCATCTGTACTTGGTGCTGATATAGTTCTGGCATTTTTAAACCCTCGCTTTTCTTGCTACTTCAAGCGCACGCCTTATATCCTGGCTCTGTTCGCCTATTCCTTTTGATATGAAATTCTCCACGATCTCAGTCATTGACTTGCCGATTATTCCCGATAACAGCGACAGATCGCCGTGGGTCTCGTCCTGGATGTTAATTTGTTTCATGGTTTGGCCTCCTTTCTATTGGATTAAATTCGCCGACTCATAACAGATGATATGGCCTCTCGGCTCATATCACCTAATTTTTCGCTTCTTCATCATATTCAATTTTCAACGATCGCACTTCTCTACCTCGGATATTTTAATTTTATCATAAAACAATATTGTTGTCAACTAATATTTTAATCTTTTTTACAGCCAAAAAAACCCGCCGTTAAGCGGGTTTTTCGCTGGATCATATTTAATTATATTATATTATAATAATGGAAAGTCGCGTTCTCATCGTTCCAATCGCAAGCGTTCGACTCGTCTTCGCACCAACCAGAGCAGTCCTCGACGGCGCAAGCGTTCTTGTCGTAGTTCCAGACATGGTCCTCCCAGCCGTCAACGGTCGGCCATGTAACATATCCGATGGGATCGCCGCCGTGCTCAGCGTCATATATCCATGCGTCATAGTAAGTCAGGTCGTTTCCTGGTACAGCGCCATCGGCCCATACTACCCTATTATTTTTTTCGTCGATCATTTTTACTCTCATATCTCATCACTCCCTAAATTTTTTCGCCGGCTCATCTTTTTACTTATTATACTTCGCCCAGATTGTTTCCCACGGCAGTATAAAATTGCCTATCTGGACCCGCTGGCCCAGGTCTTTAATGATCGGGCCGTATGACGCCTGTAAAATATGGATTAACTGGATTTTTTGGTGCTGTGTTAGCATATTTTCGCCGCCTTATCTAATATGCTCTTATATTCTGACGTGGTTTCAAGCCGATGAACAAAACTTGCGTGTATAAAATCACTATGCTGCCATAGCGCCAGAAAGTTCGACCAACAGAAGTCTGATGCAAAGTATTTTCTTATTTTTTTCAGGATATTTTTAGTTTGTCGCTCGCTTATTGTAATATTGCCGTGTATTATCATCGCGCCGCCTCCTTACCAATATAAGCACTCCGACACATCACGCTTGACGCCCTTGACAACGTGATAGAGCTTGACCGTGTAACCGCGAGGGTCGCTCTGATATGCCGTTGTTAGCATCGGCAGACCGACGCCGTCTGCGCCTATCATCATTATCTTCTCGATCTTTTTTACGTTCTTGCTGATATCCGATTCGAACATGTCTTGCGTGTATTCCGGGCCGTGGTCGGCGTTATATTTCCTACCGTTGCACAGCCACTCGCACATCATGCGATGTTTACGCGCCAACCTGCCAATCTTGCCGACGGCCTCCATCTGCTCCCATGTCATATCCTCGCCGATTATACCCTTGATAGCATACCTTGTTTTTTCTGTCATGTTACATCATCTCCTTATATATTAGATATTATTTCCCTGTAATTTTCGATTATTCCACGGATCGCAGCATTTATTTTCTCAATCCTGTCGCACTTTTCCCACGGGCGATTTACTTCAGTATAATTTACATATTTATTATAATTATATTCGATATTATCATACTCCGCCGGGATCAAACAAAAACGATATTTGGCTCCGTTGCGCTCGATATTGGCCAATACGGTCCGATATTTTCTTGCGATCGCCCAATTTGCAATTTTTTCAACGATCTTTACTTTCATGTTACATCCTCTCCTTGTAATTTTACTTTCATTTTTTTATAATGCAAGTTGTATGCCAACTTTTTCAGGCCTATTGTAACATCCAAAACCCTTGCAATTCCTAATTTTCTTACTTTTGGCTATGCTACACTTCGGTAGCATGTTGCGTTCAGAGTTGCGCGCATGTAATACTTTGACGCGATGCAGAATAAATTAAACTTAAGTTTTTTAAGTTATATTGTAAATGTTGCGACATTGTAACGCGAGGAGTAAAATAGTCGGGTATACGTTTTAAATTTGTCTTGATTGATTTGTTAAATTAAAGTTAATTTTATTAAGTTGTGTTTATTTTACATGTTACTTACATGTTACTTTCATATTACGAGCTGTGAGCTGGTCTGCTACGACGGCAAGCCTTTTCAGGCCTTTACATATATTACATATTACTTTTCTATTAATTACTAAAAAAAATAAAAAAAATATAAAAACGGAAATTGAAAACTTTTTGAAAGTTCGCAAAGATACAAAAAGTAATATGTAATGCATGTAATTCGCCGAAAAGGCCCGTCACGCCTGCAATCGGCTGTGCAGACTCAACGTTTATGCACGTTTTCGAGGACAAAAGGACCCGACCTTTAATTTTTAGGTATTATATATATAGATATATGAGATGGTCGATTGATCTCATTTTTAGTTTGTGAAACATTTCACATATAGTGTTACCAATAAAGTGTTGGATTTTCCAACGTTGGATTTTACCACACCTACACGATCAAAGGCCCCATTAATTTAATGTATATTAATATAAGGCCCCCGGGGCACCTGTTGATAACATGCCGTTCAGCATTTAAGCCTATTATCAACTCAACTAATTTACATAATAAGTTTACATAATGTGTATTATCAGACGTTTGGCTTAAAATTGTTGATAACTTTTGATTATTAGACCTTCCGACGATCCGACACACCAACCCCTCCCGCCCACTCGATCGTCCGAAAAATAGATCTACGCTTACTACAAACATTGCCAAAATCGAATCTGGGACTATTCGACTCTCATCAATTACATACATATACATACCAAAAGTAAATAGTTTAAAAAAATAAAAAAAGTGAAAAGCGAAAATGAAGTTGTTCGTAAAAATTGCGAAACAAAGAAAAACATGAATGTAATCGATGAATGTATGTAAAAAGGTGTTGACATAATGTTACAAATTTGCTACAATCTGTTACAGAGGTATAACATGTCGTATGAGAGCAGGAATGCTTTAAAGGCTAAAGCCACGCAAGAAGTGTTGTCGCAGTTGGAGTCTACTCGTCAGATGGCGGTGGACAATGGCGGAGTCAATCCGTTGAAGCCGAGCGAGACGGTGCAGCGTATACAGTCGAAGATTAACGGTGAGCTTGAGCGCGCGATGAACGATGAGAACATAACTCTGAGTTTCATCGAGAAAGAGGCGTTAAAGCTGTATGGTGGCGAGGCTGGCAGCAAGGAAAAGTATGAGCCGGACCCGAATTTCAAGCGTAAGATGCTCGAGTTGATAGTGAAGATTTACAAAATGCGTATAGATGCGATGTCGGTGATAACTCCTGACCAGTTGCCGTTGGAGAAGAAACTGGCGTTGATAATGCAGATAGTGAACAAGCGCATACCGGGCGCGGTGGACGAGGCTGAAGTATCGAATGTCCTGGCAGAGCTATGAGCGATGACAAGTTACTAAGGACTTTAATAGAGCAGGTAAGTGAGGAACTGGGCGAGTCTAAGTATTTGACTTGGATTCCGAACGAGTACCAGCAAGCGGCGTTCGATGACGGTTCTTTGGAAAAGTTTATATTCGGAGGGAACAGGTCGGGCAAGACAAGCCTCGGGTGTTATATACTGACGAAGTTGGCAGAGGGCAAGTATCGCATAGGCGATAGGAAACCTAAGTCGAAGTATTATGTGTGGATATCGTCGCTTGACAATAACTTGACGAAGCAGGTTATTATCAGGACGCTGAAGCAAATGTGCCCGGCTAAATGGCTAAAGGTCAATGAGAACAGGAACTTTGCGAGTATAACGACTGACAAGGCGACAGTTGAGGTGGATTTCAAGTCGGTGGACGCCGGTGTTGACAAATACCAGGGTGCGTCAGTTGACCTGATACTGTTGGACGAAGAGCATCCCGAGGAGTTTTACACCGAGTGTAAGATGCGAACGCTCGACTGCGGTGGCCAGTTGATAACGACGATGACACCGCTGAAGGGCAAGACATGGACGTGTGACTATAGCCTGTCGAAGTTCCACATAACGCTGCCGACGGACGCTAATCCAAGCCTGAGGAAAGACGACATAGACCGAATCTTCGAGGGCATGACGGAGAAGGAGATAAGGTCAAGGCGGTTTGGCGAGTTCGTGGATATGTCGGGTGCGAAGTTCCTTGACCCGCCGGAGATACGGTATGTGCAGGACCAGATAATTAAAGGCACAAGGTATTCGATAGAGCCAGAAGGTTTCGTGCCAAATGACAACGGGCCGCTGGAGATATTTGGCGAGGACATAAAGGACGGCGAGAGGTATATAATGAGCCTCGACCCGGCGACCGGCAGCGGCCAGGACCCGACCTGCATAGGGATTTATAAGGCGAGTATTAATGGGCTTGAGCGTCGTGCGTTCTACAGGAGCAATTCGACGAATATACCAGAGATAACGAGGATCGTGCTGCAGCTGGCGTTTATATTTAATCAGGCATTGATAAACATGGACGTGACGGGTCTTGGTATCAGCATAATGCAAGAGCTGGTGTTCACGCATAAGTATCCTAATTTGTGCGGTCGCGAGAACCCGGATGCACAGGACATGACAAGCAAGTTAGGGTTTCGATTCACAGACCAGGGAAGAAATTATTTACTGCACGAGCTGAGGAAAAGCATACAGAAACGTATAGTTAAAGGTTTCACAAAGCAGCATTATTTGGAGTTCGCGTATTACAGATACGACGACTCGGGGAAACGATACGACCACATAAGGGGCCAACACGATTACTGCCACGACGATAGTATAATGGAGACAGGGCTTGCGGTGGTGGCGTTGAACCAGAACCCGATGTGGCTAAGCCTTCGTGAAGAGGAATTAAAAGAGAAAACATTTACATGGAACGACCTTATGGTATTAGAGCAGTCCGTATTCGGACAGGAGGAAAGTGCAGATGATGGACGAGACCAAGATGGCGAGTGGTATGAGTAACGTCGAGACCGGAGATATGGGTAAAGCCTCAGAAGCCGGATGCCAGATGACCTGCCCGAAGTGCGGATATTGCGCCGACGAGGGCGAATTCGGAACTGATGAGACACCCGGCGAAGACCAGGGTGCGCCTATCGAGAAGAACACCCCCGGCAAAGAAGCACTCAAGGCATTACTCGCAAAGAAGGTGTAGTGAATGGCATCAGATGACGCTTTCATGGCAATAGACCTGAACGGCGATACCGGGCAGGGTAAACTTGAAAGTTCGGACGATATGCTTCCTTCGCGTGTATCGGATCAGGTGGAGTCGGAACGCGCGGATGTAAAGACGAAAGAAGAACAGGAAATAGAGACGTTCTGGCAGGGTGAGATAAACCGCGCCGAGCGTCTTCGTCGCACTTACGAGCCAAGATGGCGTAAGGCTCGCAAAGAGTGGGCGTGTCGCTGGTTCCCACGCGTAGCAGACGGCCGTGACAATTTGAAGAACCCGGTGTTCTATTCGGACGTAGAGGTCGAAGTATCGAACCTTGCAGCGAATGCGCCTGTTCCGTTCGTGTCCAGCCAGAAGCGCGAGTATGACATTGAGGCAAGCATGGTCAGGAATGCGTTGAAATTCGAGGCCGACAGGATCGACATAAAGAGTTTGGCTGCAAGCCTTGTAAGAGACTGTAAGATCTATAACCAGATGATAGTTAAGATCGGATATACCGGCAGCAAGACTCTTGAGTTCGACGCCGACAGCGTATTCGTTAAGCGGATAAGCCCGTTCGACTATCTGATAGACCCGGAATGCACGAGCCCCGCCAATGCAAGGTGGGAAGGCAATCGCTGGTACATGGACTTGGAAGACTTCATAGAAGCCAGAAACGAGTTCATTAACGTGGACGAAGCGTTGCAGTATGCACAAGAGTATGTCACTAATAGCGAGATGGCAACCGGTGGCGACAAGTCGGTGCAGACCGGAAGAACTGATAGAAACGAGCCTGGCAATGTCGGCGATATGGAGAACCTGTCGCCGAGTCCAATAAAGCGTCTTCAAATATATGAGATATATGACAAAGAGCGCGGTGAGATGTTGCTGCTTGTTAATGGCCAGGTCATAGTGCAGAAGAAGTCGTTTGGCAATATGGACAGCGACCTTCCGTATATTCACAAAAGCCCTTTCGTGTTGAGGCGTTTCAATGAGATGCCCGACTCGTTCTTCAGCCCTACCGACTACGACATACACGAGTCAAAATTATCGCTGATAGATGAGATCACTAATCGCATAAACGAATACACCAAACGCATGATACCCAAAGGTGTAGTTCGTAAAGGCGCATTAAACCCGAACGAGATACAGAAGATAATGAACGGAAAGACGTTGAGCATAACTGAGGTTGACCTTGCGCCGAACCAAAGCGCAGAGAATGTGATATCATGGCTTCAGGGCGCGCCGTTGACGCAGGACAACATGTTCATGCTTCAGTACGCTCGCGAAACCCATTCTCAGGATTCGGGTATAGCGGACTACATGAAGGGTGGCCAGATGAAGGCCAGAACCGCAACTGAGGCGCAGATGGTAGGTCAGGGCGCGCAGGGCAGAGCGGTAACTCGTCAAGGAATAGTCGATGCGTTCTGGGAAGAAGTATTCCAGAAGATGTTTTATGTTATCAAGCATACATACAAAGCCCCGCGTTGGATCGGCGTAGCCGGTAAATATCCAATGCAGAAGATTGCACCGGACGGAACCGTTTTGTTCGCAAGAGATAATGCGACCGGCGAGTATGTAATGAACAAACAGCACGGGTTCTGGATAACTCCCGACGTATTGCAGGCTGATTTACAGATAAAAATCGAAGCCGGTTCAAGCGGTCTGAATAATTCGATACAGAAACAGCAGGTACTGATGAACATGGTTCAGATGTTTTCTGGCGTTCCTATGTTCGCACAGGCAATAAACTGGAACTCAATGTTAAGGGAACTTTTTAATAGATTCAATATGGATGCCGACGAGTTGATGATTGACATACCAAATGGAATGATGGCACCTCTAATGGGAACGCCAGGACAGCCGCAGATGCCAAATCCACAGCAAGCACCACAACTGCCGGCGACTGAGGGCAACGCAGCCGGCGACTTCAATGAAGCGATACAGGGCCAACTGGCCGGAGGATCTAATGTCAACCCTATTTGACCATAAGTTTTTTGATAAGTATGCGATAGACAAACAGCGTGGGCAGGGTAACGTCATGGACGCAAGTGAGAAAGTTCTGATAGAGAACCATATCGATTGCTATGCGGAACTTACCTGGACATGGACTTGCCCGAAATGCGAACGCCATAACTTCATGTTACTCGAGGACAAAGAGACCGGAGCCATAAAATGCAACGGCTGCCAAGAGTTATACGAGCATGAAAGGTTTTTTAAAGATAAGTTTAGCGCGGTTAAAATGGTATTGGAGTCGCCAAACATCATACCTGCCGGTGGTTTACCGACCGAAAAAAGAGGAAGAGGACAAAACATAGACGCACACCCGTTAATTAAATATTCATGGACATGCCCTGCATGCAACAAAAGTGTTCCGACGATACCGGATCACCGTGACGGGCTATGTAAATGTCCGCATTGTGACATGCGGTTCTATCACGATAGTATGAAATTCCATTTCAATAAGTATGTGGAGCGGCTGATTTCGGAGGTCGGCGTTCCAGTTCATAATCTTTAGGAGGGGTAATTATGGCAGACATCGAGAACAACAGTAACTACGAGCAATTCGATCCCGGAGCATTATCGCAACAGGCAATATCATCGGAAGAGTATAATCCGATGGGCGACGACGAGGAACTCGGCATCGACGTTCCTGGAAGCCAGGGCGACGCTACGAATGAAGAACCGGTATCCGAAACTAAACCCGAAGAAGCACCAGTTGAAGAAAAAAAAGAGGAAGCACCGGCTCCGCAATTGACGCCAGAGATTCAGGCTAAGATAACGGACTACGACAATATCGTGGCGTTCCTCAACCAGCCACATGTTAAAGCTGCACTCCAGCCAGTATTGAACCCACAGTCACCGCAGCAACAGGCAACTTCCGAAGTAAAACAGGAAATCAAAGACGCCATAGCCGAACTTACCGAAGAGGACGTAGCGGCCGGCTCTGACAACCTCGTGCAGTATGGCAACCTTATAATGAAGAAGGTAATGGCTTCGATACAGCCGCTTATCGAGAAACGCGCGGCAGAGATCGTAGCCGAAAAGACCGGAAAGTATGAACAGGTATATAACGAATATCAGCAACAGGCCGTAAATAACAGGGTAAATCAGCAGATCACCTCGCTTAAAGACGAGTTCAAAGGCGAGGCCGATGTATTTCTGACTCCTAACACACCGGAATATAACTCTCTGGTCGCAGAGATTCAGGCGAACCCCTCGCTCACGTTAAGACAAGCGTTCTTAATTTTGAGAGGCTCCCGCGTCAACGGTATTGCCGAGGCAAAAGCTAAAGACATTGTCGCTAATAAGCAGAAAATGTCGATGCCTACTGGCAATAGCAAAACCGAGATGCGGTCGGTATCGAAGAATCCCCGCACTCCGAGAGAGGCAATTCTCCGGGCAATGGGAGAATTAAAGTAAAAGGGGAGAATTATCATGGGTTTAGACTTTTTGAATTTAACTGCAACCACGCTGAAGAATTATCTTCCGACGCTGGTCAACAATATAATGGACTCGAACGCGGCAATCGCAAGAATGCGCGAACGTGGAAACATTATATTGGACGGCGGCTCGACTATCGTATGCCCGATCAAATACGCAAAGAACGGAACCATCGCTTCCTTCATGGGTCACGATACCCTAACTATCACGCCTCAGGAACAGTTCACGGCTGCTCAGTATGACTGGGCTGCTTACAACGGCGCGGTAGTTTACTCGGACGAAGAAATCGCCAAGAACAGCGGAAAATCCAGAGCAATCAACCTCATCGACGCAAAGATCATGGCCGTTGAAGAAGACCTCATGAGCAAACTCAACACCGACTTCTTCGCCGATGGAACAGGTAACGGTGGCAAAGACATGCACGGTTTAAAACTTCTCGTCGCTGATGCTCCCGCAACCGGCACGGTCGGTGGTATCGACAGAGCCACTTACACCTGGTGGAAGAATGCCCAGACCGCAACTCTCGGAGTATGGGGATCGCCCACTAACCAGTCTGGCAGAGCTGACCTCGACGCTATGCACCTTACGACCCGCAGGGGCAAAGACATGGCTGACATGGTTGTCCTCGGCAAACACGCATTCGCTGGCCTGAAGAAAGAGTTCCAGGCTTCCGAACTCGTAAACGCCGAGTTCAAGCAGATCAAGGGCTACGGAAACATCGACATGAAGTACAACAACATGGACATCATCTATGACGAGATGTGTGATTCCGGCCTGACTTCCGCTTGCCACGCATACGTTCTCAACACCAAATATCTGAAACTCGTTATCAACAAAAACTACAACTTCAAAATCATACAGGCTATCAGGCCTACCAATCAGGCTGCATTCGTTCAGCACATCCGCGTGTTCTTGCAGCTTATCACTAACAACGCATCAAAACTGGGCGTCGTAACGGGTATCGCCTAAACGACGGGCGCGCCAATTACACCTCCGAGCGGGGGCTTCGGCCCCCGCCTTAATAAAATAATGAAAGGGGAAAATATAATGAAACATTTCTTTCTTATCGCTCTCATGGTTGTCGGTATTTCCTGCGGTTTGTTTGCCATTTCATTCGCGCAGATAACCGACGCGAACAACCCGACCTCGTTGAATCAGTACGTTCAGGTCTTCAACAACACCGGTTCCTCGCTCAATAAAGGGGCTCCCGTAGTTCTGGTTGGAACCGACGTTATATCGACCACCGCCGACTACATCTCGGTTCAGAACGCACCGGACACCAATGACACCAAGGTTATAGGCATCCTCGTTGACACGGTAGAGAACCAGGCTTACGGAAAGGTCTGCACTTACGGTATTGTCTATGGCCTTTTCGACTCGTCAGGCTCTCCGACTCAGGAAGTCAACGTTGGCGTATCGGCTACCGACGGTCAGCTTACCTCCGGCGGAACCGGAATAGGTTCGGTTGTAGAAACCCGTTCGGGTTACGGACTTGCCAGAATCTTCGTTAAACATTGCCGTTAAATTAAAAAGGGGGCGGGGAAACCCGCCTCCTTCACTTGAGGTGTAATATGAAACATGTCGATTTAATAAAGCGATACTTTAAAAGTTGGCCGGACGAGAAGTTCAACGACTTCCTGTTTTTTGCATGCCAGAGACTTGAAAAAGAAGGTGGCACATTGCCGTCCGACCTTCCCGACGAAGTGAAAGAGAAATTAAACATACCGATAGAGAAGCCTAAAACTATGGAGTTTGTGGTTCCGAAGGCCGAGAAGAAACGCGGCGTCAAGAAGTTTTCGGAGGAAATTAAGAAATGAGTAAAACCGTTGACTCAATGGTAAACGATATCTACACGATGTGCCAGAACGCTTACAACTCAGGTAAGCAAGACCCGACCAAACAGTTTGTTCTCACTACGGACGATATCTTGCGTTGGGTCAACGAGGGATATCTCAAGTTCGTAGGTAAAGCAAGGCTTTACAAGAAGAAATACTCGATAACAACGGCTCTCACGCCGTCACCTGCGCCGGCCAGTTATGTATTGCCGTCCGACCTGGATTGCATGATGAGCATCTGGTATACGCCAACTGGTCAGACCGGATGGGAACTCAAGAAAGTTGACGATTTCAAGCAGGGTTATGCCGAGGCGTTGTCTTCCGGAAGCCCGACTTATTACAACGACCAGTTCCTCGACTCAAACAAGGCTTATTTATTGACGCTCTACCCCGCCCCGACTTCAGCCGGGAACTCAATCGACATATACGGCTGCTTTCTGCCGGCTGCGCTCACAATGTCAGACACAATTGCTTACATACCGGATCAGTTCATGGATGTTCTGTTCTGGTATGCCTTGTCGCGCGCTCAGTTATTCTGCGGTGTAACGCCGACAAGCGAGAAGCAGACGCCGTTCTGGATGATTCAGTACGCCGACCAGAAGTTCGACGCCGGCGTAACGGAATGCAGGGTGAACGCCGAATATAGCGGCCAGACACATTGGCAGTACCAGACTTATGACGAAACGACAGACGATAACTTAGAAACGAGGTGACGAAGTGGGAGATTTTTATACTACTGATAGAAATTACAGAATAACTACCGCAGGTCAGGTAATTTCGTTTGAAATACCGCAGACCGAGGACTCGATATATTCGCTCGATCTCTTGCTTCGCCGTGGCAAGGCAGCGTTCGCATACCACTCGTATAAGGTCATCCAGATAAACACGGTCGGCTCGACTTCTTTGGCATCAATCGGCGACAAAATACACGCCGAGACCGGAACCGAAGCCACAATGAGCGTAGCAATAACAAGCACGGCAGCGGCCAAGTTTGTCACTATAACGACAGGCGGCGTAAGCGACGGCTATTTATCGCTCCGTTACAGGCGTATTTTAAATACAATATAGGAGGCCCGAAGTGAAGAGAAGTTTTGTATTATCCATTATCCTTGTATTCATAGTGACTTCAGCCTGGGCGGTCGGGACCGTTCATAATTTCACTACGGGAGTAATGCACGACGCGGCAGATATTTATACTTCATCGCCTACTGTTGGTAGCGTTCAGACGGAGATAGATTCGCTTGAAACTGCAATAACTGGAACATCGATCAGCCTTACGACTCATATCAGTCATACTGGAACGTCAGCACACGGCGCGGTATCGACGAATACCGCGTCCCAGATAGTAACCCGTGATGCCTCTGGTAATTTCGCCGCCGGAACGATAACGGCTAATCTTACCGGCGACGTATCAGGCTCGTCCGGCTCTTGTACTGGCAATGCTGCGACTTCTTCAAGTTGTTCAGGGAACGCCGCCACCGTAACAAACGGCGTCTATACCACGGGCGACCAAAGCATAGCCGGGAAGAAAACGTTTTCCGAAACCCTCACAGTAACCGCCGCCATGACCTCGACGATAGGAAACGTCCCCTTCTTACTCGATCCTTCAAATTGCTCATACTTCACGCGCTTTCAAGGGAACATGACAGACATAGTGAACGGCACATATCCGACATATAATTCAAGCCTCCTGAAATACTATCAGGATCAGTTTGTTTCGGACTCTACGACGAAAGGCACAGTAACGAACACAGGATTTACGCTAACGCAGTATGAGGGGGATGCTGGTAAGTTTGGCTACGGTGCGGCGTTTGAAGAGGCGAGGACTAACAAGTTCGTCAATACCGATGACTTTTCCGGTTTTATCGCGTCTGGTTGCACGATAGCATTTGACAGATATTTACCCGATGGACGCAAACTTTATAAATTAACATCGGGAGGTTCAGGCGCAAATTACATTTATCAAACATTGACAAATACTGCAGCCTCTTATACATGGTCAATATCGGGGTATAGCAATAACGTCAACGGTAATTTTAAGACGCTTAAAGCCGGGTTATGTGGCTCCGATTTATTTGGAGCTTCCAATACCAACAATGTTACGCGGTATTCCATAACCGCTACTTGTGCCGCCGCATCAGAGCAAACAGGTTTTTCATGGAATGCCGCTGGAGCCGGAGAAGTTGTTTACGTTACTTCTCCACAATTTGAACTCGGCTCCTTCTCCACCTCCTATTCCGCAAGCACATCAGCCGGTGCGTCAATCACCCGCTCTGCGACGTTTGCTGAACTGCCGGTATCGTGCGTCAATCCGTCGGTGGGAAGTGTAAGCTTTTGGATAAAAACAAGGTTTGTTAACAATTCCACTGACAATGATATTGAATTTTTTAATATCGGAAAGGCTTCGACCGCAACTAATTTCTTCGAAATATTTTATAATAAAACTACCAATTATCTTGTTTTTGATGGCATAGGCGCAAGCGGGGCTCCTGGTGCGCTTACCTCAATTTCTCTACCATACGCGACTTGGACTCACATAGCAATGTCATGGTCGGCCAATGTTTATACTTGTTACGTCAATGGTGTTTCGGTTGGAACATGGTCACCCGCCGTGGCAATATCGTCCTTTGATGCAACGGCAAAATGTCTCATCGGAAAATATTTTTACGACGGAGCAAGTCAAGCCAACTTCATAATGTCCGACCTCGCGATACTCAAAATAGCTCTCACCGCCGAACAGGTCAAGCAGATTTATTCTGGCGGGTTCCGGGTCAACGCGCCTGTTGTCAGCGGCGAAGTGCCGAATTATATTGCAGGTTCGCTTGGATATACGAATTCGTGGGAGGACTATAGCTCTTCTTATACAGGCTTTTTCCAAAAATATGGTAACAGAGTTCGACTTTCGGGACAGATTAAGTCTGGTGCTTCAAATTCTATCGCTTGCACATTACCCGTTGGATATAGACCAATAACATCAAGGGCAAATTCTGCTGTATCTGTTACGGATTCTTTCACAGGCTCACAATATATTCTTACAACTTCAGCGGGCGAAGTTAAACCACAATTTACAGGTAGTTTAACCTTAATAGTTTTAGATGATGTTTCGTTCGAGGCGGCTCAATAGATGATAAAACTTATCCTCCGCCTGGGCCTCATATCGTTCATTCTCATAACCCTCAACGGCTGCCTCGACCAGACTTATGTCGGCAACCCTGATATCTGGCCCGACGATCAGGTCCAGGCGTATTACGCGAAGTGCGGCGATATATTCCAGTTGGCAATCAATCTCAAACAGGACGGATATCTATGGCAAAGCGATGGGACAAACTTCAATTACCTTACCGACACAATGGCTACGCCGAACTTCTTCCTCTCCCACGGTGGCGGGAATTGCTCGGATTGGCTAAATATATACTGGAATTACTACTTATTGCATAGGGATTGCCTTTCCAGCTATACGAGATGGGTCACCAGACAAGGGTATTTGTGGCATTACTTTGCAACATTTGAGATTAACGGCCAAGTTTATATGCAATCAAATAATGATATAATATTAGTAGAATCGGTTGAAACTGCGAAGGACATTTGGTATAATAAAGGATGGAGGTATTTTGATGTTATTCAAGACTGAACGGTCATTCAATATAGCGGTTGGTCTGCTGCTCTGCGGAGCGCAGTTACTCTGGATGGTCTTCCTTTATAATACCTGCTTTGCGGCTGATTATACGGCCACAAGAGCGAGGGTGCGTGAGTATCTTTACGAGCCTTCAAGCACTAATTCGGTCTATTCCGATACGCTTCTGAACGAGTCTATTGATAAAGCAAGCGACTTCCTTCTCGATATGATGCCTGTCTCCGCGCACTATAACATGCAGACTCTCTACACAACGACCACGACGGCGAGCACATCTGCGGTAGCCCTTCCTTTCGACTTCCGCAATGTGCTTTCCGTTAAGGTTGGAACCAAACAGGCGTGGCAGATAAAGGCGAACGACTTCCATAACTCGGTGCTGAAGAAGGCGACCACCAACGATCCAGCATTTTACATAATGAATACATCTCTGATGCTCTATCCAATGCCGACTGACTCCACTACGGCCGTTGAATTGCTATATGTCAAGAAGCCTAATAAATGGGTAAGCGATGGAACAACCATAAGCCTTCTGGATATTTATCTTCCGCTTGTCGCGCTTGAAGCCGCCAGGTATATTCTCATGCAAGACAACCAGGACAACCGTGCGGCAGCGGTTGAGAAACTTCTTATAAGCGAAATGCAAGCCGTTCAGATTCGCCAGACGAATACGAACAATGTAGAGGCGGTTCCAGCCAAATGAGATACATAACCGCGTTTCTACTCGCTATATCGCTGATAATATTCATCTGGTACATGCAGCCCGTTGGACTTTGGGCGGCACAGGATGACTCCGGACTAAAGATGTTCGAACTCAAGGCGTCGGATATGCTCGGCATAGTCTATGACCCGCTCATCAAGCATAACTCAAACACCATGAGCGACATGCAGAATATGATAAAGACAGAGAATGGATTCGCCAATATAGCTTTAACGGCATTGACGGCATCTTCTGTTACTGGTTTGACAACCGTTTATAATTTGATAACTCTTCCATCGTCTACTCTTGATTATACGTTCCTATGCACTACAACACCAGGCGGAACTGGCAAAGCTATTTGGGACAGAACGGGAGCGGCTCTTTATACTTCTGCGGGGGCGACGATTGAAACATCGGTTATAAACACAGGGTTCAGAATGTTTTATAGCGGAGCGATAAATACTTTTCTTTCGACCGGAGCTGGTCTTTATTACAAAACAGACGCGGTTACTTATTGGACAAAGAAGACGCTGCCCGGGAGCGCAAATTACTTTAGCACCTGCGATATTTATAAAAACAGAATGTTCGGTTATGATCCTACTGACAATAACATCTGGTACTCGTCGGCTACCGACCTTCTCGACTTCACGGTATCGGCAGATTCTGGCGGTGTAATACTTATTCCCTCGGTCGAAAAGATTGAGTGGATGAAGGCGATGCGTGGCGGCCTCGTGTTCTTTGCTTATGACGGTATTTATATTCTTTCGGGCGACGAGCCGCTTAACTTCTCAATAGAAAAAATATCGAGTCTGAAACTTTATCGTTATTGGTCGGTTCCCCTGTTCCATTACTCGGAATCCGGGGACAGTTACTTTGTAGCTTCATCATCATGGTCGAATGCAGATCTCGGTTTATATGTAATGGACGCTTCTGGTAATATTCAGAAACTTGTCGATTACGGCGGTTCTAATATAGCCACTTCAATGACGATGTGGTATAACCGCTTTTTAATATTCACCAACAGCGTAACGACCGATGTATTCGATGTAAAGATGAAGTGCTGGTATAAATGGTATGGAATAGAATCGGTTTATAAGAATTATTACGTAACAAGATTTCCAATGAACGGCGATACGGCCAAAGACTTTGCTGTTTATGCGTTGCCAACATTTTCAAGTCTTGTTGGATCGACGGACTTTAGCAGAGCGGAACTATACATTAAATCGAATTGGATGAATTTAGATTCTAACGCCAACGTCAATATAATCAGACGTATTGAAGTAGACGTAATTATCCCCAAAAATACAGCATATACTACTACTAAATTAAAGAATAAAGGCGTCTCGGGCAGATATGCAAACCTGCTGACAACAGCGGTTCAATCAACAGCAGAAGTTACGTTATATACCGAGAACCAGACAAGCACGTTTACGCTCAACGCGAGCGATATGAGTGCAATCGAAACTACTGGCTCAGAAGAACCGATAACGACGTTCTTCATAAACACATCGTCAATAAGGACTACCAATAAGTTTAAATTTCAAATCCTGACATACAATAAATTAATGTGGCAGAGCATTCGCATATACTACGAGCCAAAGGGCAATTACAAGCGGAAGGAACTGTATTGATGAGAAGAATAGCGATAGCGATACTTCTTCTTCTGGCGATAACGAGCAATGCCTACGCATGGCTTCCGGTGTTACCGTCGGCTAAACCAGATAACTTCAGCCGTATTGAGCGTAATTTCAGGAACATAGTCTACAAGAAAGCGACAATAAATACCGGTGCTACCAGCGTTGTCGTAACATCAATACCGTGCGATAGCGACTCTTATGTGGTAGCGACAAACAACACAAGTTCAACTAACTATGTGACGAGGGTTCAACTCGGCATTAACACTTGCGAGGTTTTCTTAGACGCGGCGGCAAGTGCAACATTATCGGTAAGTATAATTGCAATTATAAAGTAGGAGGCGCATTATGGGTTTCATGGGTGGCGGCGATCCAGTTTCGAGTGCTATATTAACTTTAGGGGCGGGACTGCTCGGTGGCAACGATGCACCGGAAGCTCCGCAGGTTCAACAGAATCCATTACTAACGGCATTGACACCTGAACTTGCTGCACTTCTCAAACAGAATTTATCGCAGGTCAAGGGCGCAACATCTCCCGAGACCCTGGCGGCAGCGCAAGCCTACTTCGACAAGATGCAGAACACGAACCAGAAACCCACGCCTTATACCTATGCGAACACCGGTCTGACGCAGAACCCGGCTAATACCAGCGCGCCAGTTGCTCCAACCGCCCCTACGGCGGCGAAGACCGTTAAACAAGGCAAAAAGATAGACATAAATGCTTTCAACAAAGATTTGAAAGGTCTTTTGGGAACTAAAAAAGTCTATACGCAAATGATGGGTAATGCCCCTGTCACAGTCACTGCCACCGAATTAACTCCGCAAGCGGCCATGACGCTTATGAATAAATATGGCCTTGAAGGAAGTGGCATACAGGATGTTTTAACCGGAGGCGGATATGGAACATCACCTAAGGGTGTCGGGTCTTATGCTCAGTTCGGGCCAAACAAAGATGCTTGGATTAGTGCCTTTCAAAATTCATCTAATAAACAAAAAATAATAGACCAGATGGGAGCCAAAGACGAAGCCGAAGCGATTAAATGGGCCAAATTGTATTATGGAATGAAAGGTGGCCAGTTTGATTCATCTTTAGGTGATCTTCTTTCAACGGAGCAAGAAGTCGCTAATCCCGAATACGAAGCGGCTATGAAGAAATATGAAGCCGACGTGAAAGCGTTTAATGACGCACAGGCGGCAGCAAAGGCCAAACCGATAACGCCTCCTGTTGATCAGACGCAGACCGGCCAGTTTCCTTCGACCACGCAACCTGCCCAGACAACCGGGGCGCAGAATCCGCTTGTCGCAGCATTGGCCCAAGCAACCGCAAACCAGACAAGTTATAAACCGGCTCTTCAGCAGACCTATCAGCAGGCGCAGTCGAACTACCCGAAGTTACCGGCAGATATTCCGTATGCTGATTTGAAGAACCAGGCAGCTGGCCAGAAGATAATGTCAGATCAGGCAACGGTTAAAACTAATCAGGACGATCTTAACTCCAAGTTTATGAATTATATCAAGAACGGCGGAACCGCTGATTATGACGTGTGGAAGAATCAGGGAACCCCGACCGCTCCATCGTACGCAGAGCAGATGGCGACGGCTCAGAGGCAAGCGGTGACATATCCTACTGTTTCGCAGCCACAGGCAACCGCTCCACAGCCGACTACTCCACAACCAGCTACGCCACAACCAGCTACGCCACAACCAGCTACGCCACAGCCAACTACTCCGAAGATAAACACTCAGCCCGCCCAGTCAGCGGGTCAAACGCTCGACCCCGCTCAAAAGACTCAGAATAACGCGCAGTTCGATGTCGCCAAGACCTTCGCGGCCAATAACGGTGTGTTCAATGATTATTATAACCCGGAGAATATGAGGCCGAAAACGGCCACGGACTATTCTGGCCAGATGGTCCTCGGAACCGATCCGCTTGAAACCGCGCTTCAGGCCAACTTCATTTCAAAACTCGACAAAGAATACCTCCCCGCCACCGACATCGCAGAAGCACAGCAGGGAGTTAAACAGCTTATATCTGCGCCGAACACAAGCTCGGCAGACATAGCAAACCTCGATGCAGCGGCGGGTAGACTTGGCCAGACGGTTAATATGGGTCCGACAGCTAACGAGGAACTCGCGCGTCAGCAGCTTAAACAGCGCATGGTAAGTGGAACCGGATCGAACCTGGCAGACACGCTCTACCAGCAAGCGATGAACCCGTACATGCGCGAACTTCGCGACCAGCAGACACAGTCGGCCAACTCACTCGCCGCGCGTGGCCTCGGCAATTCAACAATAGTGAATAACGTCAACGAGAACCTAAATAAAGTCTATGCCGATAGAGCTAAGGACATAGCACTCGGCTCTCAGGTCGAAGCTACTAAGATGAACGAGGCGGCTATAATGGACGCGCTCAATCAGTCGGGCGCACTGGAGTCTGCTATCAAGAACGCTCAACTTGCCGGTAACGCACAGAATCAGGCCGGTGCGCAGGGTCAGGCAAATATCTACACGACCCAGAATAACATGCGTCGCAGCGACCAGGCAGACAAGGCTAACCTGCTTAACCAGAGCGTGAACATGGCATTGCAGCGTCAGAACGCAGACCAGACAGCACTCGGAAACCTTCAGGATATAATGACAAAACAGGAGAATCGCAGAATATTCAACATACAGAACCCGCAGAACATCTGGCAACAGAATGTCAACAACAACCAGAACACGGTTTCACAGGCGATAAACGCAGCGAACGGCATAGGCGTTCCGCTGACGAGCATGCAGAACCAGAACAATATGGCAGGATATCAGCAACAGATCGCCGGCCAGACGCAGATGAACCAATTACTGGGTCAGGTGGGCGCTGGTCTGTTTGGGAATAAAGGCGGATCGAACTCTTATAACAACGTGTCTAATCCGTTCGATAAAGTCGAAGTTCCCGACTCTTTTAGTGGCCTCGGTAATGCCGGTGGCGTAACTTACTCGCCATATAAACCAATGTCAACTCGTCCTTCAGGATATTAGGAGGTAGCGACATGATACCAAATTTCATAAAAGCAGAGCCGACAATAGATAAACTCGACCTGATAAAACAGTCAGTAATGAAAGCCATGTCAACGCCTCGGCAGACAGCGGTTGATAAAGTGCCGATGAAGGACTACGCCGCAGGTCTGACCAGGCCAGAACTGTCAGCCGTTCCCGAGGACCAGCAATTCAAAGCGTCATACAACCCAGCGAGTGCGTTACTTGTCGCGCTCGGCCTGTCGCAGCAGCGTGAGAACAATATTAAAGCGGAGAACCAGAAGGCGTCGCTGCAAGAGTATGGCATGAAGCTGAAGAACGCTCAGGACTTGAATCAGCACCAGGAATTGAACAGGATAAAAAAAGAAGACCCGGATTATCAATTAGAGAAAGAGTCGAAATTACTCGATCTCGAAAAAAAGAGATATGATGCAAAGAATTACCCGACGTTCCAAGACCTTAAAATGCGTCAGCTTGAAGCGTTGGTTAATAAGGCTAATAGGTCGGGAACTGGTTCCGGCAAATCCGGTGTTGCTCAGGTTAGTTCAATTACACCCGGGCAACTTTTGGCGGCTGGAATTAATCCTGGCATAGTCGCGGTATGGGATAAATTGCCCGGAAAAGTTCAATTAAGCCACTTGCAAAAGGCCAAACCGCAGCAGACCCCCGAAGCAATGATAGCCACCAAAGCGGCCACTGCCGGAGCAATTAAAAAAGCCGAAATGGAAGCCGTATTATCTTCGATACCTGGTGGCGAAGCACCAGCCGCAGCACCGGCGCAAGCACCGTCTGTTCCCGTAGCAACCGCACCGCAAGTTCCGGCCACACCGCCTGTTGTAATTGGCAGCGATACGGTAGCACCGCAGCCAACGCGAGAAAAGACGGTAGAGGAAAAAGTAAATGAACTTTTTGATATGGAATGGTAGGAGGTCGAAATGCCATTAAATGATTTTATACAAAAAGCAAAAGGACTCGGCTTGAGTAAAGAACAGGTTATGGAGTTCGTACAGAAAAAGATAGATAAAGTAAGGCAAGAAGGCGTCATTCGTGGCATCGATCCCGATGTTATAGAAGAAAAAATACACGAAAAACTTATCCCCCAGCCCATCGAATATAATACCGATCCCGCTGACTTTGTTAATAACGTAGTTGGCGACTTTGCGGAGCCGTTTAAACCCGTCCAAAAGACAGGCTGGGAAGGCGAAGCTATGACACCCAACGAGGTCGTGCAAGCGTCTAAACCCGATACCGAGACCACGCCGTTTCCCGACGCAGTTACGATACCCGAATACTCGCCGATTAAAGAGGGCGCGATTGCCGCCGCCAAAACCGGAGTTAATATGGTTCTCGGCTCACCCAGGACGGCAAGCGGATTATTAACCGACTACGGCATCAAAGCCCCGCTTGATATCATCGGAGGCGCAGCACAGCAGACTGCAGAGGCCGGCAAGCAACTGGCCGAAAAGACAATTGGTCAGGGAACCGTAACAGACCTTTTAAACCGTTTCCAGAAATCAACCGAAAGCGGCATCAACCAGGTCAAAGGCGTAGCTGATACAGTTCAGGGCCTTATCTACCATAACACGCCGCAGTTCGGTGGCCCTGAGCCAATACCTGAACCTCAGGTTGGCGGCAGCACCGAGATAATGCCAATGGATACAGAACTACGCGAAACACCGAAGGAACAGGCACCCGACCCTTCGGGTTACAACAAGTTCTCCGAGGCCGCGAAGGGTCTCGCGCTCATGCCGTATAACGCGATATATAACACTATCACCGCCGGACGCAACGCCGTTTATCAGTTGACAGGCGACGAGGCTTATGGGCCTTTGCCCGACCAGCGCGAGATACTTGACCAGATGGCGAAAGACCCGGATCGCGCGTTCGCCGATATACTTGCTGGCATTGCTCCCGTATTCGGCGTGGCTGCTAAAGTCCAAGCACGGCTGGCCGACGCTAACGCCCCTATTCGTGTGACGCCAAACAACCTTGCTAAGTTCGAACAGACGGCCTCTAAGCCCGTTCGCGAGATGACACCGTTTGAGAGGCTAAACGCTCAGGTAGTTCTCGACAACGCGATATCACAGAACCCCGATATAATTAAGAACAATCCTATGCTGTTGCAGACGTGGAACGAGTTACGCACCGGAGTCGGTCCGATATTAGAGTCGGTGCAGAAGAGCAAGGCATTGGTCGAAAGCACTCTTTATGACTTATACAAAAACAAGGTTAAAGAAACAACCGAAGGAATGGCTACCGCGAAAACCAACAAAGCCAACGTAGAACGGGGCTTATATCCTGAGCAGCCACCTACTATTGAAGAAAAAGCCGCCGAACTTGGTCTAACGACAAAAGCCGAAGTGCAACAGATGGCGAAGGAACTTTATGGTCGCGACCTGACGCGCGAAGAAGCGGCTATGTTCCGTGACAACGCCGCAGATATTACTCGCTCCAAAGCCGCTCCCACTATGGATGTGCCGAAGGAACCAACTCCAGTTAAAACGCCGGGTAGTTTGCTAAGAGACATTAAAACGCAGAGAACTATGCCATTTCCCGAGGTGCAACCAGAAGAAGCACCACCAGTTTTAACTGAGCCCAAGTCCGAACCCGCTCTTGTTCGTTCACCCGCCACGCTTCTTGAAGACGCCAAAAAACGTAGAGAGTCTCCACTTATCGGCATGAATGGCATTGGCACAGTTCAAAATCTTTATGACAGGTTTATGAACCCGCCGCCAGAAAAGGGTCAGTTTGTCGATGAGACGATAAAAGAGACACCGCCACCGGCTAAACCCATGACGTTCAAAGAGTTGTTCAAAAGGGAAATGAATAAGAACACACCGAAGATAGGGATGTTTGGGGCCGGAACGCTTCAGGACCTTCTATTCGGAACCAAACCAAATGACCTATCAAAAGCTATGGGAACCGCGAATAAAGAGATGTATGACGCTAAGTCTAAAGGCACGGAATTAATGAACACGATCCGCGATACCGCTGAGTCGCAGAAACCGACTAACTGGGACGACTTCAGAACCTCGTTCGTATCGACATTCAACCCGGCCATTAAGCGGTTTAAACAAGCCGGCCTGTATGACGCACCTTATAGCGAGAATAAGTCGCAGTATTCGCTTGACGACCTTAACTATATTCAGCCGGTATTGCAGACGTTCGTTCAGCAAACGATGAAGACAATACAGGACGGCCTCAAAGGAACCGGACTTAACATCGCTAATTTTGATAACTTCATGGACGCAGAGAACGTGTTGGCAAACAGGTCGAAAATGAAGAACCCCTTTCCTCTCGACTTCTATGACCGCGTTCTGCAAGAATACACTCCCGAAGAGCTTGCCACGATGCGCTCAGTTAAAGACAACTTCTTTAACCTCTGGCAGAAGCATGTTGTTGACGCACTTGAACAAGCCGGCAGCGAAGGCGCATACCTTGCCAACCACATCAGAAACAACCGTGACTATGTGACGATGAAGACGCAGAACTTGCTCGACAAGGACTTCGCCAAACACTACGGTGAAACTTCGGCCAAGATATATGAATCGGAGGGTATGACTGGAAAGAACATGCCGGTTATCGAGTCTACCATAACAAAGGGCATGGCGTTGATTACCTCGGCTAAAATCACCGAAGCAAAACGTGACTTCGTGGACTTCATGCAGCAGAACTTCCCTCAGGACGTGGTGTTGCCAAACCCAAACCAGGAGTTCGCGCCCCCGGGATACGAGGCATTGGCGTATAACCATAACGGTAGTCCGGTTAAAGTGTATCTGCCCAAAGATACCGTTAAGATGTTCTCGGACATACAGCAATCAAGCGGTGGCACTCTGGTCGGCAAGTTCAATAACTTGTTTAAAAACCTCTGGATTGACTATTCCCCCGTATTCAAGGCGCGCAATATCATCCGCGACACATGGGCGGCGACCTACCAGATGCCAGGGTTATGGAACACTATCAAGCATGTCTGGAATATGAACCCGGCGATGGCGGCTCTTGATCCGCAGAACCCCTGGCGTTCGGCGTTCAAGGTCATGTTCGGCATGGACGACGCGCAGTACAACGAGATGATGAGACAAGGCATGTTAATGCCGGATACAGACTATGGCGACATGAACCAACCCGGCGTGTCAGGTCTCGAACGGGTAAGCAAGCGGTTCAAGGCTGATATGGAAGGACTTCGTAACAAGAGCGCGATGAGCAAGTTGGTATCTCCGCTTACTAAAATTGCTAACTTCGCTACGCTTTATATGTTCGATCCTGAAGTAGGGAAGGCACTTGAGAACGTCAATAAAATGTCGGCTTTTAAAGTTCTTAAAGATACAGGATTACACCCTAAAGAACTGGCCTACATGATAAGACGCATTGGTTCGCCGGCGTTCATGGAGAAGGGCAATCTGTTTAGAACAGCGGGGAATCCATTATTAGCCGTAAAAGACCTCGTGATGTTTATGAATCCGGCAATTCAGGGCTTCAGGGCCGATAAATATTTCTTCAAGAAAGACCCTATTGGTTTCACGACGAAGGTGATAGGCACTCTGGCGTTGCCGTCGATAGCTTTGGGTATGGCCATGAACGGGCCGAATAAAGAACTGTATGATAGCATACCGGATTATGACAAGTTCAATTACTTCAACATAATCTGGGGAACCGACAAGGACAATAACCCGTTATACTTTAAACTTACAATGCCGCAGTCGTTCAAGCCGATACATCGTATGATAATGTTAGCGTTCGGGCAGTCGAAAGAGTTTGCTACACAGTTCGTTAAGAACTTAATGGACGAAATGCCGAACTTCTCACCAGCGGCGTCGATAGGTTTCGACATGGCTAAATATGCAGTTTCAAGCGAACCGCCGTCGGATATCATGGGGCGGGCCGTGATGCCTGAAGACGTATGGAAAGCCGGAAATTACGACGAAGATAAAAAATTTACAGGAAGAAAGGCTATTGGTTTCGGAAAATATTTGTTTAACCAGTACGGCCCCGGCTCTCTGGTTCGTTTAAACATGGACTCTAAAAGCACTAAGACGCCGAAGCAGATAGCTGCTGATATGCTTGAACCAATAGGACTTGAGAAGTATGCCGATGACCTTGCTCCGCTTATCGGCTACGCGAACAAAGCCGGAATATCGACAACCAGAGTTCCATTGCTTGGGGCGTTCTTCCAGAAGGGAACACAACGCGCGGAGAAGACAATAAACGCCGCGTTTGCCGATACGGAACAAGAGAAGGCACAGAAGCACCTGACGCAGCAGGACGCGGTTACTAAGTTGCTTAAAGGCCAGAAAGATTTAACGCAGCGCGAGAAAGCATCCCTGACACCTAAGGTAATTGAGAACGCAATATTGAGAACTAAGTTCAAGAATGAACCAAACGATAAAGTGCAGTTCAGGCTTCGTCTGTTACAGGCAAAAGATGATCCTATACTTTTCAAGAACCTTTATCTACAAGGTATAAAGGATGGCTTCATTAAAGCGGGAGGCAAAAAATGATACTCATAACCCACGAAATGCAATGGGCGACAAGGGCAGATAGTTACTTAACCGACCAAGGCATACAGAGTCTTTTAACATCGTTCCTGTCATGGCTATCAGCGCATGACATGGACGGAGTGCCGTTCAGCAAGTGGCTGTATGAGGCTTGCATGGAGGCGGGTATCGAGCCGATAATGGCTCTGGCGATGTTGCAGAAAGAACAGTCGTTAGTACAAAAGTGGAAGGTCGGCCAGATGCCGACGCAAAATACTTTGGACTGGGCCTGTGGGTTCGGAGCGTTTGAAGGAAGCAAACCTGAAGATCGTGATCCAGAGTATAAAGGCTTCGCGAAGCAAATCAAATTAATGCTCGCCAGGTGGAAAGAATACTTCTCATGGAAGTGTATCATCAACTGGAAGACCACGCCGATAGCGTTATACGACGATAACGGTAAGACCGGCGAAAAAATTATCGCTGGCAATCTTGAAACTGCATTACATTTATTGTATAATCCTCGTATGGGGTCAGACGACGGAGTGCCTTTGCTTAAAAATATCTGG